CTCGGGCGGTGAATCATGCCCTCACTTACACAGTCCGGCCTCTTCGGCCGCGATGTGCTGTGACATTTGTCGCAAAGCGCATGTCCTTATTCAGGGACGCGCTCGTTGACGCCCGGACGCTTCACAGCGTTTCGGGACCCCGGAACTCTCCGGAGCTTCGTCTTCGTCTTGCGACGAAAGGTGTAGACTGCTGCAGAGCTCGCGCCCTGCAGAGCGCCGTATAGTAGGGTTAGATCCCTACCCTCCATGGCTGCCGTGCCCCTGTCTGGGACACCGGTATCCAAGAGTTCCGCCCAAGTCCACGCTTGGTAGTCTTTCGACCAACGCGCGAAGGGACTCGAAAGGAACTGATCTTGCTCGACCTGAACGGCAGTGTCTGGCGGCCCCTCACAGGGACGCACATACTGAAGTCTAGGTGGGACACCGAACCAGGTAAGGTCCAGGTGTCCGAAGAACTCCTTGGTAAAGGAGTTGCGACGAGTAAGATTGAGAAACTTGAAAACCGCCCGAATATCATTGAGCGGGAAATCAAGAGTTAACGGCCTGACGTCTATACCTCTGAAGTAATCCGCCCCACAGGACTCGCGAAACGGTCCTGAGGTGAAACTCTTCTTGGTATTAACGCTGAAGCCCAACACTGACAGGGCGGCGACCACGGCACCGACATGGCGTTTCCGGATGACAATATCGTCACCATAGACGCTGTAGTCTAACCTAGGTCGACCTGCCCCCGCCGCGTGGCAAGCTGCAGCAATGAGAAGAGTCTCTAGCGGAAAGCAGAAGCCGTTACCCATGGAGGCGAAAAGCTCGTAGCGTAGTTTTCCAAAACGCTGCGAAACGCCATACTCAGCACGACACGCGTTGAGCGCGTCATGCCAAGCCACGGGGAGAAGGTAGCGGACAGGTTCCCGGAAGACGCAGTTACTCGCGTCCTTCAGATCCAGCGTCACAAAACCTTCGTCGTCGTCGCTTTCACTCCCGCACTGGGCGTAAAAGCGATTTCTAGCCTGGTCAGTCAGATCGAACCCAACCCTCTTAAGATGCTCTCGCATCTCGAGGTCGAATCCTTTCTGGACAAAACCGGCCAGTACGGCTTCGATGCCGATCAACCGTGAGGTTGTGGCATCCTTCAGAACGAACTGTATGTTGTTGTGGTCCACCGAGCTCAAACGACGCTTAAACTCGTCAAGAGCTATATCGCCGTCCATGCAATAGAAGCGCTGGTAATGCCCTCCTCGCCGTAACAAAAGCTCGGCAAGAGGGGCACAGCGCGCCATAGCACGAAAAGCTAGGTGGTGGCACCTGGGATACACGGTCCAACGCTTTGAGAGTATCTTCCTCATCGCATTGGTAGCATCACCGTGCACTCCGATACTGGCACCTGGTCCGAAACTGCATTTCCCTAAGATGCTGTCGAGGTTTGGTTCCTCACCCAGAACATACCGGATGAAGGACCGCATCTTTGACAGCAACTCTTCATTAGGGGAGTACCTATAATAGCTACGGAAGGTTTCGTTCACCACGCGGCCATGAGCCTCAGTGGCGAGCAATCGCTCCCATGCTACCAGATCCTTGTCGACAAAATACTCGTCGTCAGGAAAGGGGTACTTCTTTATGAGGGATGCAATTTGACGCGCCTGGAAATGCTGCCAGGGGCTGGTATACACTGATCCAGCCAAAGCGTCAGCAACCGCTAGAAGGTCTTTGGGGCTACGGTGATCAACCGCCGCCTTCAGATCTGAACTGAGCGGAAGCTCGGGCCTCCACAAGCTTTGGAGAAGTCTGTATAAAACATTTGTACCAGACTTCGCCATGGTGCGGTTGTAGCTGCTGACTAACATCCGACTCTTGGGATCCATCTTGGGTCTCCAGGTACCTCACCAGTCTTTCGAAACAAGGTGAGGATAGAACGATTAGGGCTCCGAGTATCGCTACAAGGAGTTTCCAAGCCACGTTAGGCACAAGCCACCTCCTTAGAAGGAGATGGCCGGCGTCTTCACGTGGGTCTTGAATGTGGCCGATGCAAGAAAGGCCCCCATGTCGTTCAGGAGAGTGTCGATGTCAGCCGATGCCGCACCCACAGGGATCATGCACTCGATCCGGCAGAACGCGTCCCCGGTAGGGGTAAGCGCGCCGGTGAGAGTCAAGGTCCGCGTGAGCTTGCAACTGGTGCGAGAAACGCCGGAGAATACGGCCGAGGGGCTCGGGAGTTGTCGCGTCATAGCGACATTGTCCTTCACCGTCACGGTCTTTCCAGGGCCGAAGTATCCGACGACATTGCTGCCGAAGGAATCTGCGGTGTACGTCTTCGCATTAACTGATAGGGTCATAGGGATCATCCCTTAGTATCTGATACGGTTGATGTGATGGGCGAGGAAACTGCTTTAGACTCACTAGTGACGGGTGTTGTGTCACTTGATGAGTTTGGACAGCTTCTGCCCTGCGAGGAAAAACGCGTCCGCGTCCCTTAAACCACCGTCGAAGAGGCCAAATTTCGGTCTCACGACGAGGCTTGGGGGATACGGCGCTTGCCGCCATTCGGTCGTAACCTTTATTGTCGCCGAGCCCTGAACAGGGGAGAGAATCGAGTACAGTTGGGTATCCTCGGTATCACCGAGGGCCGTCACTGTGTTCACGATCTCCTCAGTGACACAAAGGATCGTACCTAGTTGGTTCCACCCGGGACTTGGAGCGAGAGCGCCGAGATAATCTCCGACATTCACGAACCAGTCCACAACGAAAGATAGCGTCAGAAGTTCCCAGGGCAATGTAACAAGGCCTTTGGCTGTGAAGCCTAGGCGATTTGCCATGGACATTTCCACCTCGTCGATGCTTATGCACTTAGCGTAGACCTTGTGGGTCGTAGCAATGCTGTAGCTCGTGCGAATGTGGTCATGCAGCCAGTAATGAGCGGAAGCCGCTTCTGCGGACACCATGTTCTCACACTTGACTTTGTTTCTGATTTTACCTATCGTCTTTTCGAGTGCCTTCAACACATTTTCGGTGTCACTGATTATGGGCATGAGTCCGTAGCGGGCAGCAAGATAGAAGCCCGCCGCACTTTGAAAGCGTTGTTTGCCGAGTTTGGCTATAACGCCCAGAGCGCTGGATCCCAGTCCTGGCAGTAAAGACCTGAGTTGTCTCGCCTCGGCGACAGTCTCCCACAAATTGCTGGGTTGACGGCCGCGTCGGTTCCACATACAGGTTGACACCTCGCGCAATAAGTTAGCAGTAACGGTCGGATCCAACGCAACCTGTAAGGGTTGCTGAAGGGCCGGCCCAGATGAGACCTTGTTGACGAGCCACGGACCTACAACCTTGTACTCATGGTAGAGTACAGGGTTTCCGCAACTCGTTCCCTTGGATTTAATGTGGAACCCTGTGCCGCCGCCGGAGATTTCAACCTTCCGGGACGACATTGGGTTCATCACAATCTCACCAGCTGCTTTGCGCTGTGACCACCGCGGCGTGACGACGTCGTACATAGACTGAAACTGGCCCAGTTTTCCAACCGAGCCAATGCCAGTCCGTGTCCATGTCGTCTGCGAGCAATCCCCGTTCAGATGCCAGTATTCCATGGTCAACGATCGGGGGTCGCTCTTTTCGCGGTATCGCATGTTGAAGCTCCAATGACGGAAACGCGGGACGGATGTCTCCGCGTAGACCTCAGGGGGTATCCTCACCTTCCCAGTATGACAGCCCTGCACAGTCGCTACACTTCACCGTTGGACGGACAATCAGCTTGTAGCCGATCCCGCCGTAGTAGGTGACGAGCGCGATAAGAGTTGTGGAAGCGGAGGCTTTGGAACTCACCGTAAAAGTGGGTACCTGGCCAAAAGGCGTGGGCGTCGATCTGACGCTTAAGCATCGCTCACACAACAGTGCAGACATGGCAATCTCCTGGAAGGGTGAGGACCC